TGTTGTGTTCTAATAGCGTAAGAATAGTTCTGATAGAAGAAACTATCTTGAAGATACATGTTAGATGACAACTGACCCTTGGTTCCGCTGTAATATCCTTTGACAGACTTGACAAGACCAAATTGTGGAGTCCCTGAAAAAGAACTACTTGACACATCAGTAGAAAGAGTGTACGTGTCATTTTTTCCAATCGGTAAATCCAGAATGTCAATTGTTTTCACACCCTGCGATTCATCTATGCTGTCAATAACGATATACCCCTGATAAGCAGGTATAACCAGTTTTATTTCATCCGATTGACTAATATCATCACTGACAATGAATCGACCATCGTAAAGATAGTTGATCGTGGCCACATCGTTAATGTACACAGTCGCATCGTTTTTGTTGAAGAATGAAGTTATTCTTGTGTCAAAAGAACCGTTTGCATCGGCTCTTCTAACAATTTCGTTGGTGGTCATTCCATCAATAAGGATTCTTTGGCCGATTTGGTGGGCACTTCCTGAATCTGTGATGTCAACATTGTTGATGACAGGGATAAGCCATTCACTAGCACCAAGTTCTGTCTCAATTGGGAACCCCTCTTTAAACTCTCCACTGATCCCTGAGAGCGTCAGTTCAGTTACCACGTATCGACCTACATATCTTGTCTTAACACTCTGCACAGAAGCTGTGGCAACTTCTACGATGTCTTGATAGATAGGACGTGTCTGAGTTATTAACTGAAACTGAAATTGTTCAAAGTTATTCGCATTGAACGTTACATAAATCAAAGATTCGCCAGAATTCCACTCACCGTCACTGGTTTTTAGAATGTTGTCTTTTGGTACGTAGATTTCTGTAGTTTGTTCGTTGAACAATGTTTTGAACAAAAACTTGTAAGACTCATGGGAACCACGAGCCAAGTTAAAATCTTTTGACCACTTGATGAACAATTCTTTATCCAGCAACACACTATCAGGAATATCAGTGAGATATTCGTTTTTCATGTGTTCTACATAAGAATCCAGCGTCTTTTCAAAAGCCATGTAATCAAGGTGATCCCTAATAGTTGCATAGGGATTTCCATCTTGTGACAACCACTCATAATACGCACTAATAAAGTCTAAGAACCTTGGATAGCTCTCAACAATATGACTGGGTATTTGTGATAAAATGTTATCTTTTATACTAGGCATGTATTAAGTGCCTCTTGTGGTGATTTGGATTAGCTCAATATCTGTTTGGTCAATACTAATAATCTGACTCTGATTGACGTAAAAATTATCTTGTAATGGCCGCATAAAAACTCGTAAACTTTTTGTTTCATCAATTATGTTCAGAGCAAATTTAACTTCACCCGTTTCATAATTAATTGTACCTATGTTAGAAACTCTGGTTATTGATGAGCTATCTACATAAGACAAAAATACATTACCCAACTTGTCATCATATACTTTTGTTTTTGTTGAATTGTTAGCTACAGAAAATCCATCAATAGCCAATGATCCAACATGGACTTCATTTTTAAACTCTACTGAGTACAAAGGATTTTCAAAGTTTAAAACATTCACATCTTTGTAAACAAGTTTATCAATGTCTACGCTTGTAATACCAGAAATCATCTTGATTCTTGAAATCAATTCCGATGGGTTTAGAAACAAACCAAAATCGGATATTTCTTCATTGTATTCTGTGACCACATTTTTAATAGCCGCCACAAGACTTGAAAAGCTCAAGTTAGTGCGTCTGTTATCGTATGAAAAAATTATGTTTAGATTGGCATGGAATATAACAGGGTCAACAATAGTGGGTGTTACAGAACCAACATTCTTTGTTGAAAGAAAAGAAACCATCTGTTGCTTAACGGATGTTGTTATTTGACCACTATCACTCAAGATAGAAATAAACACAGTTCCATAAGCTGGTGGGATGTTTTTTTCTCCACCCCACGCAATAGCAGACTTAATAAATGAAAATCTTGTTTTTAAGATAGGGATATAATCAGTATCTGTTAAAGCCCTGTCTTGCGCTTGATATATTTTTGGCGCTTGAAAACGGATGGTATCAATATCTTCTCTTTCTGATCCACCATATGCCGCCGTTGTCACTGTGGTTGCGATGTTGCTGTATCCAGAAATCGTTGATGCTGGAACCAAGTTAGTCAGTCCATTTGCATTGTCTTTCTCGGTTGCAATATAAGTGATGGTAACGATATCGCCATCAGAAGGTTCAAGACCTAGAATGTTCTTACCAAACTCAATAACAGGCTGTGTATACTGGTTTTCTCCCAAAAAGTAAACCAATGCTATATTACTAAGCTCATCAATGCTTGTGGCCTTTGTGTAGGGCGTAGAGTTAACATTGATCAACATTGTTGCTGTGTCAGCATTTGTATTAGAAAGATTAATAGACTCACTAGCATAGGTGTATCGTTCTGTGATACGTTGTCCTTGATATAAGTCTACATTGAATGCTTTGTAAGACTGAGAAACGTTTGAATATGAAAGAACATAAGCGGCATTGTTAATGAATGTGAATGAAATGTTGTCGCTTGATGCAATAAATTGTGTGCCTGCATCCATGACAATAGAGGTAGGGATGTTGGTTTTTTGTACAGGAATAACCTCTACATCACAAATGAGTCGTGAAGCTGTGGTTGATTTTGGAACATATGACAATTTTTGTGCGTGTGATACCACGTTTCTTCGAATTTGTGCCGTGTCTAGAAAAGACTCATTGGCAACCATATTCGCTTGATACGAAGTAAAGCTTGTGTTATAAACCAAAAGATCAACAATTGTGTTGATAGCTGAACCTTCATAATCAATGTCTGAGAACTCAGGTTTTTCTTGAACAAAACTAATAAGACTCTGCTTTAAGTCTTCGGTGTCCAAAGATGTGACATTAAGTTGGTTAGCCATGATATACCTTTTTTAAAAATTAATGCTTAATTGTTGTTCTTCTAATGTATGTATTTATAACAGAATAATAAATGTTTATGGTGATTGCGTTAGGGTCATCAGGAGTGAAAACTTCAACCTCAATAATTTCTACTTGTGGTTCAAAGTTTTCAATAGCACGAATAACGTTTTGTCGAATACCCTGAAAAAATACATCACCTACATTATTTTCAAACAAAGAAGATTTTACGTTTGTTCCGTACTCTACAAAATACCCACGTTCGTAAAAATTAGTGAGTACAATGTTTCGAAGTGACTGATTAATTGCAGCCACACCAGACTTAGTTGCTAAATCACCCGTTAAAGGATGAACAGTAAACGAAAGGTCAATATCTTTTCGTGCGCTTTTAAAAATCATTATTATTATCCTGCAAAAACATTTTGTGAGCCTTCTGCTACCACCGAACCACATCCGATTGAATCACTAATTCTACCCATGGGTTTTCCGTTTACAAAAACAGACGAAGAACCACTTGACAATGATGAAACATGACAGTTCCCTTTTGGCGAACAATGTCCACTATAAGCATCACCAAACCGCTGAATACCGATACCATTTGAAAACACATCAGGACTAGCCTCTGCGTTTGGTCTAGGGGAAAAGATTGGTGGCCTGAATCAACATCTCCAAATCGAGCTACAGGTAATGTCATACTATCTCGCTTGCCAGTTTCTTGATTGTAATGTTTGCTGCATCCCATGTAATTCGGGCTTTCAATGTGAATGTTCGCTCAACCAAAAGATCATCGTCTTCTGCGTCATTGGCAAAGACCTTCCACATATAGTATTTATACTCTTCACTGCTAGGTATTAGCTTATGAACTTTAGCACCGCTTGGTATATCAGAAATATTCTGCACAGTCCTTGAGTCACCATCAACAGCATAGGCTATGTCAATGAATTCAGCTTGTGCGTTAACAACACCAGAAATAACAATATCTGTTCCATTATCAGAAACAGAAACCGTTTCTGGAAGTTCTTCAAGGCTTTGTGATTCGTTTATGATTGGTTCATAAGTAACATCTAACTTAGTTCTAGTTTCTACCATAGTAATAGCATCAACTTCAACACGTTCGACAAATATTGTGAATGAAATTGAATCACCAGAATCAATGGTTGCGATTTGTGATATGTGTGACCATACGTATTCAAACATAATATATTTTTAGCCCCTGTTCAAATTTCCCATTAATCATAGTTAAAGCAGACCCACGTTGTGTGTTGGAAGTTCCATTATATGCAATATGCAACCAAATTCCATTTCCATGCTCGATTATTATTTGGTCTGGACTCAAGTTCTCAGAAATCCATTCAGCAACCTCTAAGTATTTTTCAAAACTCCATGAAGGTTCCTGAATATCTACGGCTTGACCAAGTTCATGTTGTGATCTTCCTGAACCAACTC